GCAGGGTCGCGGTGGAGACGGCGCTGCTTTACCGGTTCGATCCGCACCGCTATCAGCTGACCGACCCGGCCCGCGAGTGGCGAGGCTACAGCCTGATCGAGATGGCGCGGTCGTTTCTGGAAGTGGAAGGTATCCGGGTGCGCGGGCTCTCCCGCGACGAGATCGCAACGCGGGCGCTGCACACCACCAGCGACTTCCCCGCCATCCTCGCCGCGGTCACCAACAAGACCCTGCGGGACGCCTACGAGGCGGCACCGCGCACCTTCCAGCCGATCGCGCGGCGGGCGACGGCCGCCGACTTCAAGGACATCCACCGCCTGCAGCTGGGCGAGGCGCCGCAGCTGGAGAAGGTCAATGAATCCGGCGAGTTCAAGCGCGGCACCATCGGCGAGGCCAAGGAGAGCTACCGGGTCGAGACCTACGGCAAGGTCATCGGCATCACCCGCCAGGTCATCATCAACGACGACCTCGATGCCTTCACCCGGGTACCGTCGCTGTTCGGGACGTCGGCGGCAACGCTGGAGAGCGACGTGGTCTGGGGGATCATCACCTCGAACCCGAACATGGGCGACGGGGTCGCGCTGTTCCACGCCGGTCACAAGAACCTGGCCGGAACCGGCACGGCGCTGGACGTCTCCAACCTCGGCAAGGGCCGCACCGCCATGGCCAAGCAGACCGGGCTCGACGGCAAGACGGTGATCAACATCCGGCCGGTGTTCCTGGTGGTGCCGTCGTCCCTCGAACTCACCGCCGAGCAGCTGATCGCCCAGAACCTGGTGCCGAACAAGAGCGGCGACGTGGTGCCGCAGTCGATCCGAAGCCTCTCGGTCATCGCCGAGCCGAGGCTCGATCCCAACTCCGGCGCGGTGCCCTGGTATCTGTTCGCCAGTCCTTCCGCCATCGACACCATCGAGTACGCCTATCTCGAAGGCCAGGAGGGCGTCTACATCGAGACCCGCATGGGCTTCGACGTCGACGGCATCGAGATCAAGGCCCGCCTCGACTTCGGCGCCAAGGCAATCGACTGGAGGGGCATGCACCGCAATCCGGGGGTGACCCTGTAACCCCATCAACCCTGAACCGCAAACCCACCCGGGGCGGCTTTATGCCGCCCCGGGTCGTTGCGGGACTCACGCTTGATAAAGGAGTTGGCAAATGGCTACGAATTCTGTTCAGCCGGGCAAGGTCGTTACCGTCACCGCGCCCACCGGCGGCACCCTTTCCGGCGAGGGCGTTCTCATCGGCACCCTGTTCGGCATCGCCCAATATGACGCCGCCGAGGGCGCCGAGGTCGAGATCCTCACCGAGGGCGTGGTCGACATCGGTAAGACGTCCGCCCTCGCCATCTCGGTCGGCGACCGGCTGTTCTGGGACGCGACCAACAAGGTGGTGAACAAGACGGCGACCGCGCAGGTCTGCGTCGGTGTCGCGGTGTCGGAGGCGGCCAACCCGAGCGACACGGTCAGAATGAAGCTGGGTGCGGTCACGCCGGCCGGCACGTAATCGCCGGCAGCTGGGTGGGCTCGATCCGTAGCTGCTTGGTCGCCGGTACTGCGATCAGCTTTGCCGGCGCTTCGATGGCCGGGCAAACCGAACGGCGCGCCTGACCGCCTCGTTTGCGGCGGCAAGATCGAACTCTTCCGGGTCGAACCGCCCTCCGAACCAGGTCAGCATGGCTTGATGCTCTTCGTGAGACGGATCGAGGACCGCCTCGACGAAACTCATGTAACCGTCGACGGAGCCGACATCCTCCGGCGGACACTTGCGCGCTCCGTCGAGCACCTTCGGCAGGTCCGCGCTGGCAACAGCGACAAAGTCCTCGATCTCGACATCATGCTCCCAGTTGTCACCGAGATCGTAGATGTAGGTAAACGTGATCCCGGGCCGGCGCTTGAAGTCCCATAGCCTGACACGCTTCTCGTCGAAGGCGGGGTACCCCATGGCGCGCGCCTCCGCATCCATCGGACCGTAGCTCAGGCCGGCGATGTCGAATTCATGCAGGTGGCTGTTCGTCCAGCCCATCGCGCCCTGGAGTACGTTGTGCAATTGCGACAGCTGCAGGTAGTCCGGGACCAGAAGCCGGCGCCAGATCGGCGGTTCGATTTGGCGCAAGGTGATAAGCAACTGCAGCGCCAGCGGCGGATCGGGTGCGAACCCTTGGATCATGGGAACTTGCTCCCGCATGGGGGTTGGTTGCTGGCAGTCATGCCCGGATCGACACCGCAGGTAAAGTGCTCGATGGACCTGCACACGGGAACGCGGGAAGAGGACGGGCATCGATGATGGGTAGATGTTTCGGATGAATGCGTTCGCCACCGCCATCGCCGCCCTGTTCGCAGACCCGAACATTACGGTCGAAGCCATCTACACCCCGGCAGGCGGCGATCCGATGACGGTGCGGGTGATCGCCAAGCGTCCCGACGGCATCGTCGGCTTCGGCGACACCCGCATCCACACGGCAACGACGATGTTCGACGTGCGAGTCTCGGAGGTTTCGGCGCCGGCCGACGGCGACACCTTGGAGATCGGCGGCGAGACCTACGTGATCCAGGGCGAGCCGGTGCGCGATCGCGACGGGCTCATGTGGTCGCTCGACACCCATCCCGCATGAAGCTCGCCGCCACCATCGTCGGCTCGCTCAAAGCCGGCCTCGAGGCCGAGATGCGCCGGATCGAGGGCGCGGTGTCCACCGGTGTCAAGGAGGCCGGAGAGGGCCTCAAGGGCGAACTACGCCGCCAGGTGGTCACCGCTGGCCTCGGGCAACGCCTGGCCCGGACCTGGCGCAACCGGACTTACCCGAACCGTGGGCACGACGCCGCGGCGCTGGTGTGGAGCAAGGCGCCGCAGATCGTTCGCGCCTTCGACGAGGGGGCGGTGATCCGCGGCCGCAAGGGCTTCTGGCTCACCATCCCGACGCCGGCGGCGCCGAAACGGGGACCTGCCAGGAAACGGATCACGCCCGGGAGGGTAGAGCGCAGGTACGGAAGGCGCCTCCGCTTCGTCTACCGGCCGAACGGGCCGTCGCTCCTGGTCATGGACGGCATGGTCGCCCGGGGCGGCAAGCGCGGCGGTTTTCGGATGGCGACGGCGCGGAAAGCCTCGAAGCGCCGGGGCGAATACGTCTCGACCTCGGGTCTCGCGACTGTGGTGATGTTCCTGCTCGTCCCGCAGGTTCGCATGCCGAAGCGCCTCGACGTCGCCCGCGCCGCGGAAACCTGGTCGGCACGATTGCCGGCACTGATTGACCGACACATGAGACCAGTGTGAGGTCATGGCAGCAAGCAAGGCCGAGCAGATCCTGGAAGCGCTGAAAGCCCGTCTGCAGACCCTGCCGGACGCCAAGGTCGAGCGCAACACGGCGCTACCGGAAAAGATCCCGGCCGGCGGCCTGATCGTGCTCCGTGACGGTGACCCCGGCGAGCCGGAGCAGGCCCTCGGCGGCTTTGCCTGCACCTACTACAGCCACCGGGTGGAAATCGAGATCTACGTCCAGGATGGAGATGCCGTTGCCCGCGACATCGCGTTCGACACCCTGATCCAGGGGATCGGCGTCGCCCTGGAGGCCGATCCCACCCTCGGAGGATTGGCGTTCGGCATGAACTACGGACGCCCATCGACCGACGTCGAGGCGGTCGAGGGCGCCGACGCCATCAAGACCGGAACCCTGGCCGTCGTCGTCGAATACGAAACCGACGCTCCGCTCGGCTGATCGTTCATCACAATTGGGAGGTTAGACCCATGGCCCGTGCCTATGGCTCAGGCGCCGCGTTGCTGCTCAAGCGGGAGACCGCCTACGGTACGCAGGCGACCGGCAACTACGTCCGCATGCCGTTCAACCGCTGCTCGCTCGGCAGCGAGCAGGGACTGATCGACGATCCCGTCCTCGGCTACGGCCGTGATCCACGGGCGCCGCTGCAGGACGTGATCAACGACGAGGGCGACATCGTCGTGCCGGTGGATCCGCGCTATCTGGGTTTCTGGCTCACCGGCCTTCTTGGCGATCCGGTGACGACGGGGACCGGCCCCTACACCCACACCTTCGTCTCCGGGGCCGCCGACCTTCCCAGCTACTCGATCGAAGTGGGGCTGTCGCAGGTGCCGGCATTCTTCATGCACACCGGGGTCAAGCTCAACTCGATCGCCCTCGAGTTCGCCCGCTCCGGCGCCGCGGCGGCGACGATCAACGCCATCGCCCAAGGGGAAACC